GTTAATTTCTAGTATGTCTAAATCGTTTACTTCAAGCTCGTTAAATAATAACTTAGCAAGAGTAGTTTTACCAATCCCAGCATTGCCACTAAAAAGCAAATGCGGAATAGTTTTGTCTTTGATCCATGTTTGTACTTGTTTCTTTTGTGCGTCATCTCTAAATACATAACCGTCTACTGTTTTAGGACGGTACTTTTCTACCCATAATTCTTTCATTTATTTCTCTGCCTTTTTCTTTTTGTTTCCGTAAAATCCGCCGCCTTTATAGTCAATATCTTCAGTGCGAGCACCAGGAGGACATACAGTAATTGTACCTCCTCTGTCAAAAAATTCTTGCAACATTTGTTCTGTTACTTCTGATTCTTTTGATTGTCGATCTATCATCTTGCTTTTACTCCAAAGTGTTTATATGATTGTTGAACACACTTCGCCTGATAATAGCAATCAGCTAATGCATTATGTAGTTCTTCTTGTATTGCTTTACGCGGATCCTGAGGCATCATAGCAAACAGTGTACGGCTGTCTCTAATCTGCCAATAGTTCCACGGTGCAGGTTTTTCTGCTGCCTTGTATAAACTTTGTAAAATAACAAAGTCAAATGTAGGACCTTGACACCAAATGTAGTCTAATCCTACACACCATTTGTTTAATTGACGCAACATTTCTTGTACTGTGACACGATCGCTATGATCACCAAATGCTTCGTCTTGAATAGCTTGCGGCTGAGTAGCCCACCAAGCAAGAGTATTGTCGTCAATTGAACGATTGTACTGCTCGCTTTGTTCTTCTACATCGCCACGCAAGTATAATGGAGTATGTGGTTCTGCATCTGAAAATGGATCAAACTTAATAGCACCTAGGGTCATAACAACACTATCAGGTTCTACACCCAGTGTTTCTAAGTCAATCATTCCATGTGTAGCCATTACTTTTTACGATTCTCTTGTCCAATTCCAGAAATAATAAGCATAACATACAGCAGAGGCCATGCCCAACCTGTTAAATATCCTGTAACATGTAAAATCATTAGTGCAATGCCTGCTGCACCTGTTGTGCCAATTCCGCTACTTTGCGGAGGTGTTGGTAACATCATAAGAAAACTCCTAACATTTTATTAGTATTATAACTGATAAAACGCTAGGAGTCAAGTATTATTTGTTCAAAATTTAGATAAACTGTTTCAAATTAGGTGGTTGCCAACCTTCTGGTTTCAATACCTTACCGTCTTCACGTTTACGCACCTTGCCTGTTTCAGGATCAATTTTGGCAAAGTTTGTACGCATAACTTCTTCCCAAGCACTTTCGCCGTCAAAGCCACCTGCTCTAACAGCACCTAACGTAACAACAAGAATGTCAATAAGAGCATCTAGTTGTTCTACACGATCATTTGCTTCTACTGCTTCTTGTAGTTCTTCAAATTCTTCTTTAATGAGTCCTAGATACATATCATAGTTTTCTTTACTCATTAATTGGTCACACGCTACGTGAAACGTGTTAATGTCTTTAAATGGGTTTGTCATTATGTCCTCATAAAATCTTCTGGGTTGATATTTACACTACCACCGTTTTCTGTAGTGTGTCCAATATAAACTTCATCTGGTTTTTCATCACTCCATGCTAGAATACTTTCAGTTTCTACCATACGGATCTCTAAATCACCGTCATTAGTTTCGATATTCATTCCTCGTGTCCAGCGACCATGTTCTATAAGTATCCAATCACCTACTTCGTATGGATCTTTATTTTCTGGACCTTTAGAATATACCTTAGCCCAACGAGGATAAATGCCGCGTTCTTTGCCGTTGTCACTTGAAATAATTAACCCACTAGCAGTAGTTTGTTCACCAAAATACATGTCTGAAACTAAAACACGATTTCCTATTGCTCGAGGCGTACCTTTAATTTTGTTAATGTTTATAGCCATGTTTTATCCTTAATCTTTTTCGTTATCGTAATAAATCCAACCTGTTATTATATACTTGTGGTGTTCTTTACTAATTTGTCCACGGTGTATATGTGTAAGTCCTGCAGGCCAAATAAGTGTTTTTCCTTTGGTTGCTGTTGTAGTTATGTCTTGGAACATAAACTCGGTACCTCCATCTGGCACATCATTAAGATATGTCATGTAAACAAATGCTCTTTCGTGTGCATCTTGTCCGCCGTCTACGTGCCATTTATAAAATCCGTCTCCTGGAGCATACCATTGTATTTGAGGTAAATGCTTCATATAAAATTTACCTACGTATTTGTATAAATGATATTTTTGACAATAATCTTCTACAAAAGCAGCAAGTTCGTCGTGGTATTCTGGCCATTTAAACAGGCTAGCAGGACCAACCTTAAATGCTTCGTGTAAAGGTAAGTCTATACTTTTTTTGGTAGTCGGATCGACAGTGTCGTTTGCTCCAACTACACCGTCGTTTGTTAATCCTCGTTTGTGGCCTTCTGCGAAAAGAGTAAGTAATGCAGTACAAATAGTATCGTCAGATAACTGATACTCCTCTATAAAGGTGGGACTCATTACTCACCTTTAGGTACAAAGTTTCCGTTTTCGTCTTCAACCCATTCAACATCGTCGCCAAATTCTTCTGCTTCTTTAGCAGTTGCTTCTGCAATAGGTTGTTCTGCTTTTTGTTGTGCTCTAGTTTTTGTTTTTGCTTTTGTTTCTACTACAGGCTCTTCTTCTGCTACTTCCTGTCTTTTAGGCATTGGTTCATCTGGAACCTTGTTAGTTGTTTCGTAATATTCTCTAAGGACATCTTCCTTTTTACGAATAATTTTACCGCCAGGGCCTAACTCATCCCCGCGAGCATTAACACGAGCATTACCTACAGCAGGTGTTAATTCATTACGCTGTTGCAATAGGTCCATATCAACCAATTTGCCGCGCATTGTTTTATAAGTTTTTCTTGCATTACCTTTTAGTGCCATTTTAATTCTCCTGTGAATTATATACGTATTTATCTAAGAAACTCATGCCAATCCAGGCCATATTGGATTGAATTTATCCTGTGTACACCTATCAAATACAGCACATAACTTGCTACACTTGATCCACGTCCTACACCCCATACAATGTTATTCTCACGCATAAAGTCTACAAGATAGATCATATAACGTAATAAGTTGTGCATATCACGTTCTTTAAAAGCATCTAATTCTTCCCATATACGGTCTTGTATGTGTTGCGGACAAGGTGTTTCTGCTTTGCCCAGCACATATTCATATACATTAATGTCTTTGTATTCATCAGGCATAAACCATTCACCTTGACATACACCGTCAAAAGACTTTTGATCTACATCTAATGGAATATACTTTTGTAGTTTGTCAAAGCCTTGTTCTTCCATAGCGGCATTAAATTTATTAATGTCATCAGATTCGTCACAAAGTACAACGTGTACCTTGTCTGCATGACCACTATAAATCATGTCGATAAGATCGCGATTAGAAAATCGTGGTATTCCTAATGAGTCTGTCTTCATAAGCATTAATGTATTTTACGATACATTGATAAGATTGTCAAGTCCTTCTTCACCATTTTGTTCTTGTTGTTGAAGTTTTTGGCGGGCTCGACGTGCTTCTAGTTCTAGTTTATAATCATCTAATAGGTAAGAAATTTGATCTCTAACTTGAAGGTTAGAAGTTTGAAAATATCTTTTGTTTAAAAGATAAATTTTTTCTTCTAATTCAACATCTGAAAGTAATTGAGCATTTTCAAACAAAGGGTGCATTATGCAAAGTTACCTAAGTATTTTACATAGAAAGTTGTAGATCCCTGGTGTGTCCAAATTTCAAAAAGACGAGTCTCTTCGTTTGCGATAACATTATTTGGAGCGTTCCAAAAAACACTATTACTTTCTTGATCAAATTTAAATGTTTGTCCAGAGTCCCAATTAAGTGTACTATCTCCTGAAGAAGTAACTTCTAAAATAATTTTTTGATATACACCTGAATCTGGAGTAGAAGTTGACAAAATTTGCAATGTAGTAGTACCAGTTAGTGTTATAGTTTGAAAATCACCAGCCGACATATCAAGTGTTACAGTGCCGTTTTGTTGTCCGTATGTACTTTTAGTTAGTGTAGGAGTTTTAAGATGTGCATCTTCAATGACTATACGTTCACTAGCCGATTGTGTAAAAACGTTGTCATTATCAAGTCTTAGTGTATTTGTCTCTAAATCTTCAAGGCGAGCTTTTACAGCTACAAAGTTTCCATCAATAACTGTAAAGTTATCGCGAAATCCTTGACTATCGTTGTCTTGTCCTGGAACAGGAAATTCTGTATCTATATCAGATACGTTGATTATTTTATCATCATAAAAAGTTTCGCTTGGGTTCGGCATAATTATTTTCTCCTAGTGCAGTATTTATCGCATTTATATGTTAAATTCATAATTTGCGAACACAATATACTGTTCGTTACTATTTCCTTTTGTACTATCAATTATATATCTATCAACTTCAAAGTTTATGTCTTTAAAGTCAAATGTACTGTTTTTAATATTTAACAGTATAGAATCTGCGGTGTTAGGTTTACAGTATGCTAATACTACAGCAGGAGTGTAACCAAGTGCTTCAATGTTATTTTCCTGCGGAGTTCTCATCCATAACGGTAAGAAATTATTATCTGTTTCGCCTATTTCTGCTATTCTTTTTCTCATATTAGTTAAGTTGCTAATATATTTTGTTGTTTCAGTAGCTTCGTCAATACTAATAGCATCACTATCAATTTTTAGTGTATTTGTAACTGGTCTAAATCTATTAGAATTAGTATCATTCCAACCTGAACTATCATCAAGAGTTTCGTATTGTATACTGTTTATTGATCTCTTGTTATTACTTTTTATTCTAATACTTTCTCTAGTGTTACCATTTGTTGCTTCTAGTGGATCTATAATATCTACGTATACTACTTCGTAGACAATATTCCTTGTTCCTGGCTCAAAAGCAACAGCCTTTTTTACTGAACCAAATTTAAATTTTTTCTTTTTATGATTTTTGCCAGTAGCAGCCGCAAATTTTTCTACACCTTCAGTTTCAATACCAGCATATATTAACATTTTAAGATCAGTTTGTAAACCAAATTCTGTATCACTTGGTCTATAAATTTTAGCAGGTTCAAATATAATTGGATCACTGATAAAACTACTGTATAAGAATCTTTGGTACTGTGGTAAAAATGCTTTAACAGTTACGTTACTAAAGATTAAATCATTAGGATCGTTAATAACAATAGTAAATGATCTTGTTATTGCACTAAAGCCAAACTGGTCTTCTGCTCTTGCTGTAAATGTGTAAGTTTTGTCAATACTAGTTGTGTTGCCGTCAAACGTTAAATCATTTTTATCAAAAGTAGTTAATCCTGAAACTGCAAATTCATTATATAATTCCCATTTTGCTGAATCAACAATAAAATCGCTAGAGCTAGTATGTGTAATTATACATTTATATTTTTGAGTTCCTACCTTAACAATGTCGTTTGGATTGTAAACCCTTGAAGCCTTCCAAAAACTTCTATAATAGTTTTCACCAAACTGTTGAACCTTACCAAATATTTCTCCATCAAGTGATAGTCCTAGTCCTGGTGGCAGTCTACCGCCTATCTTTGTATATCTAATAGTTGCATCAGTTACACTTGTAGTTGCTGTAATTCTAAATGTACTTGTTAGATTAGCGTTTATAGTTCCTAAATTCTTATCGCTGTTCCAATAAAGTCTAGAGTCAACTTCGCCTAATAATCTTACAGTAAATGTTTTACTTTTAGCAGCAGAATTAGTATCCTCTTGCCCAGGTATTGTAACAGTTGTTGTAAACACTTCGTCTACATTGAGTCTTGCATCTAAAGGCTTTGAAAATGTAATTACATCATATAAGTAATTTGAATTGCTTACATCGGAAATTTTAAATAGTGTACCTTTTAGATTAAATGTTACACCTTTTAATTTAGTAAGATTTGCATTTTTCTTAATCTTTAATGTATATGCGCCGCTTGCTTGTTTTACTAAACTTTCGTTTGTACCTGAAGTAGGACCAGTTGCAGTAAAAACTGTGCCTGGATTATTATCAGCAGCACCTACTAGAGTATAATCTGTTGAACCAAATACAGAAACAATTTCATACCTTTTATTAGGTTTCATCTGTGTGCCAGGAATTCTTAAATGCGGATATGTTGTTTCATATACTTCAAAACTTAAATCTTCTGTATTAGTTGCCGGACCAACATATCTTGTTGCTGTAACTGTAAATTTATATTCTCTTGTTACACTAGGTTGATAAGGTACTATACCGGCAAGTTCTCCAGTACCTGTATCTAATTTCATTCCTGGAGGAATAACACTTTCACTACCGTCGTCGTTAGTTTCTTCTAAATTATATGTAATAAATCCAACTGTACTAGAAGCATCAATTGTATCTAAAAATAGTGTTACATAATTATCTGCTCTACGATAACCTAAGTCTGCTGGCGTTAACCAAATTGGAGTTCTTACAAATGTTGCATCAGCACCAAATAATGTATTGCCTGATTGCATAATAGTATTATCTGCACGTAGGAAATCGTCACCTACTACAAAAATTCTAAACAAACGTTTTTCAATTGTATCGCCATCACTTACACTAACACGGAATTGATAATTTCTGTTTAGTTTTTTAGGTGATTTTGTAGCAATACTTCTATCATAAAATTCTACATCATAGTAAAAACTATCATAACCGTTAGCACTTCGAGTACCAAAATCAAAAGGAAATGCACCATAAGGGCTATCGTCGTAGTATCCTTGTGCTGCTAGTTTATCTAATGCTAGAATAGGATCAACAACGCCGACTATTCTACCGTCTCTAGTTAACTCGATACCAGGAGGTAATTCTCCATCGCCACTAGCAATAAAATATTCTAGTGTTTGTCCTGCTTCAAGATCGTCATCGTTTGCTATTAATTGAAAGTCTATAGGCGCACTGTCTAGTATATAATATGTGTCATTATTACCAACAGGTAATGGTCCAGCAGTAGTTTGCCATATAGGAGCATCAGCTCCTACAACAACAACCTTGTATGTTCTATCATCTATTTCTCCGTCTTTAGATGCTCTGATAACAAATTTAAATTCTGTTTCTCTAGCAACTTCTAACGGAGTTCCTTGTAAGGTGTTGTCTATGATTCTTAAGCCAGGTGGAAGTGTACCGCTTATAACTTCTAAAGTTGAGCCAGAAACTGCGCCAAGCTCTATGGGTAAAAACTTGCTATCAAGTGTTTCGCCTGTTTTAGCAGTTCTTATTGTTTGTCCTTCTGAGACTTCTCTAAGAACGATATTATTTGGTAATGTCCACAGTGCCATATAGAAAAAATCCTTTATATAGCATATTTATCGAAAAATTAGATGTTAATACTACCAAGATCAAGACTTACATTTAAGTTATTGCCAGCAATAGAACCAAAGTCTACATTAACTGTAGCAAATAAAAAATCCCAAAGGTTGTTTACTGGATTAGGTGTAATACTTCCAAAATTCCAACTGTTATTGCTATTTCGGAAATAGTTTAAGTCTCTTACATCAATACCGTGTACTAATCCTGTTAGGTTACCGTTGAAGTTTGCTGTAACAGTTGTAGCATTAATTAATCCAACGTTGCCTAGGTTATGTCCGTCAGCATTTAATCCTGCTGCTAGTTTTGGTGTTGGATCATCTTCTAGTCTTCCTAATGCACTAGAATCAATTCTAATATTGCTACCATCTCTAGTAGTAGATATTAAGTTGCCACCTTGAATAGTAAATGTAGTATTTTCTACTACTGTAAGACTACCACTGTCAGCAGCAACTACAAATTGTGTAACACCAGCATCAACGTTAACTGTCAGTTCGTTTGCAGTTGAGCTAAGTGATACATTGCTTCCTGCTACTAGTGACTTAAATTGAAGTTCGGCATCGTTTTTGCTTGAGAATAAACCTTCGCCGCCGCCTAGATTTACAACAGTTGTTGCTTCAGGTGTTCTTGCATCTAGTTCTGAAAAGTTAAAAACAACCTTTTCAAAAGCCTCTCTTAAATCATCACCAGAACCATCATTTGCTACTGATCCAAGGTTTATTACTTTTAATGCCATGCTATCTATCTCCTATACTGTATTTATAGTCTACCAACAACAACTTCAACAACGCCTCTGTCTTCGCTGTCTTTTGTGCCAACTGCTTTACCAATAACAGTACCTAGTTTAGGATCGTTATCAACAATAGCATATCCTGGTATAGCACTTGTTACAAGCATATCACCTTTTTGTACTTTACCAATAACCTTACAAGGAACACGACCTGTTAGTGCTAGTTCTACAGCAGTGTCTCCTTCTAAGCCTTTATTCATTAAGAATCCTGGGTTAGTTGAAACAACGCCTGCAACTCTACGGTCACCTTTAACAGTACATGCTGTAACTTCTTCATCTCCACCAAATACTAGTACAGTTCCTGGTTCGTATGCTTCATCAGCAACATATTTCTCTGCCAAGTCAGCGTAGTTAGCAGTAGATGCATTACCACTTAGATACGGAACAGATAATGTTGTAGTACCTGGATTGTAAGTATAGCTTGCACTGTTAGCAAATACCTCATTAGAAGTACCAGTACCATCTGAGAATAGTGGGAAGAAAGTACCTGAGGTTGTTGTATCTGTGACAGCTAAATTCGAAGCTGTCTCTGCTGTAACATCTGCACTGTTAATAGAAATTTCACCATTAGATATACTAATACCAGTACCGCTACTAAATGCTGCTCTAGCTCTTGCAGTTGTGTGATATAGGTTGCTAGAACCTTCACTTAAATCATCAGTGTCATGGTTACCAATACTTGAAACTCGACCATACAAGTATCCTGTTGTTCCACCTGTTCCGTCTAGATCAAGGATCGTTGTTGTTCCAGATACTATGTCACCTTGTAGATTTCCTGTAAACTTAGTTGTCGAAATCCCACCGTCTGCTATGCTAGTACCTGTGCCTACTTTTAATATATTGCTAGTTGGATTGTATGTTAATGCTGCATCAGTAAATAATTTTTCATTTCCGTCTGCACCACTTCTATCACCGTAGGCATTGTTAACAGTAGTAAACGTAACAAAAATGTCACTATCTAATAGTCCGTCAGTTTGACCAGCAGTGTTCATTTGCGAAGTTCTTAGTGTATTTGCTATTACAGCTTCGTCAACGCCACCTGTTAATGGACCATTAAATTTACCGTAGAAAACTGTGGCATTTGCATCACTACCTGCCTGTACTGTACCAACATCAACAATAATATTACCACTTGAATCTTTAATATCACCTTGATGTGTACCGTAGTTAGTTGTAATGTATGCCTTATCCCAATAGTTGCTGCTTGCACCTATGTTTAGTGTACCATTAGGTTCAAAGTTACTATACGATGTTATTGTATTTGAAATAGTCAACCTATTTTGAACAGCACCATTATTGTGTGCTGTTTGAATAACTAGTTCACTTCTTTCACCACCATTTGTTGCATTAGTAGTATTACTAACTATATTTGTAAGTATTTGATCAGTTTCTTCAGCTGCGTTAACACCTCTAAACTGTATTACTCCCATATTGTCTGTGTCTAGACTATCAACATCTGTATCAAACCTTTGAAGAATGAGCGATGGAGCACTGGCATCAGTACGAGCTTTTATTGTTAAACTATCGTTTGAAATAACCGAATTAATTTTTAAGGTATCAAAACTTACATTGTCGCCCAAATCAATGTTGCCATTTACAAACAAATCGCCTTGTACAGTAACATCATGATTAAATGTAGCAGTACCTGCGTCTGACATATTGAACGATAGTGCAGTAAATTCAGTGCCATCGTCATTGCCACGTATACGTAATACTTTATCTTGTTCAGTGTGATAAATGTCAGCACCGCTGGTAGTATTAGTAAACTTCAAGAAGTCTGTGCCATCGTCTTTAAATGTAATATCAGCATCGTTAGCATCAAGGATAATATCACCCTCCGCATCAAGTGTAATATCACCGCTTGCAGATAAACTAACTGTACCACTTGCTGCGGTAGTATGAGTTGCACTAATACTTACAGCACCTTTTTCAGCAGTTAACCCTATACCACCACTTGCTTCGGCAGTAAAGTTTTTCTCAGTACCGCCAACATCAATAGTAAATGCACCTTGTGTTGTAAGCTCTTGAGCATCTTCTGTAAGTGCAAAGCCCATTCTTTCATCAGTACCGTCGTTGAACTTAATGTTCTCACCGGCAGCATCTAGTATAATGTTACCACTTGTAGTAGTTTCAATTTCAAAGTCGCCACCTGCTCTACTAATCTTATTGTCATCTAACACACTGTTATCTACAGTTAGTTTAGTAGTAGTTAAGTTAGTACCATTAACAGTTAATGTACCTGCAATAGTTGTATTACCATTATTACCTGCAACAGTAAACACTGCTGTACCACCGTCTGGTACTGATCCGCCGGATGAAACGTTAAATGTATTAGTGATCGATGTAGAACCATTTGCAATGTGCATACGATTTACACCATTAGTTCCCAGTTTAATATTATTCTGTTCAACTTTAAGTGCAGATCCGTATCCATTAACTACAAGTGCAATTTCTTTTGCGTCAGTTGCCCAACCACCTGCACCTATAGAAACACCTGTACCAAGTGATGTAAGTTCACCTGGTGCTTGAATAAAGTTTGAATATATCCATGGTGATACCAAGTAAGGTTGGCTATTAGCAATCTGCGGACCTTCAGTGTTTTGCTGGAAGTTACTTGCATATCCACCGTAGTTAACATCATCTTTAAGTACAGTTGTTGAACCTATTTGTACCGATGCACTCGGAATTGCCACTGTGCTCTTATCTGTTGCATTGCTAGGAGCAGTACCTGACAGTTCCATAATTAAATGATCGTTTGGTGTGTATAGTGTTAGTTTAGAATTAACAACATCCAATGCTCTTGTGCTGTCAATTATTAAACCTTTAATATTGATCCAGCCACCTAAGTTTAACTGGTTGTTAATATTACCAACAACATCTCCAGTTGCTAATGTCCTTACAAGAGAATCATTAGCACCAGTTTTAGTAATATCTGTTGTTCCGTAAACTTTATCTCTAACTTTAACCAGTGCCTTACCAATTAAGTTTTGCGAAGTTATAATTGATGTTGGAACACTTGCTGGACCTAATGATGAACCATTCTTTATTTGCAACATTCCAATTGTATTAAATGCTGTTCCACTTACGTTTACAAGAACAATTTGGTTTTCGCTGTTTACATCACCTTGTAGTGTACCTTCTGCGGCAGTGTTACCTACCTGTGTAATAATTGGTGATGTACTTGCATCTATTGTTACTTCGCCTGTTAGTGTAAGAACAGTTCCACTTAGTTTTACAAGATTGCTGTCATTAAAGTCGTTATCTTGAATACCACCACCTTCGTCAACAATCATGCTAAACGGAATAGCTCTAGTAATACCAATTTCGCCTGCACCTTCTTGATTGCCATCAAAGTCAATATCTGCACGACCAATTACAGTACGTTCTGGAATTTCTTGTAACTTGTCAAAAGTAATACCTCTGTCTTTAACATTAATATAACCTGTATTAAGAATTCCGGTAATATATGTAGTACTCTGAGATTGTGTATCTTTAGTATAATCTGCATTAACAGCAATTCTAGTTAAGTAATTTGCAGAACTGCTTCCTATACTAAACGAACTTGCTGTTCTTACTTTGATTTGATCAGTTACACCGTCGCCTGAATTTGTATTATTTGCAATCACATATGCAACTCTTGCACCATTTGATTGTGTGATAATATCACCGGCTTGTAAAGAACTCATAAATGTTGTATGATTTGATCCTGCTAAAGTCCAAATTTGGTCCTCTGCAAATGTACTTCCATCAAAAGCAACAACACCTTGACTTGCTTGACGTGTGCGTTGACCTGTAGTTCTAACATATTCTGGAACACTATTGTTGCCTAGTAAAGCACCGCCTTGTATCTGTAGTTGTTGGCCGCCTTCACTTTCTGGTAAGAATGTACCTGTAACATCTTCAAGAACTAGAATGTTATATCCTTGAATAGTATTTGCTAGTGCTGCAAGTCCTACTACTGCTGTACCTACTGCGTTTGTATTTCCTTGTTGGGTAATAATTGTTCCTGCTGTTACTGGAACATTATCTTGCAGTTGTAAAGTAACAGTTGTTTTTTCAAAGTAATTAGAGTTAGTTAACACTGGAGCAGTGTTTAGTTTTAGTTTATTTTGACTAATATCTGCGTATGTATTAACATCACTGTTAACGACTGCTTCGTCCTGTAGCTGTAGATTTATTTTAGTTTCACCTGGGAAAATAATATCCACATCATTTTGTGCTTGTGTTGCTCTCTTGCGTTCAACACTAATATTAATATCACTTCTTGATGCAGTTCCTGGGTCACCGTCTTCAGTTTTATTTGCTTCGCTGGCATTTGCAAACTCAAGTGTTGTAGTAACAGGTGCGCCGTCAAAACCACCTGTAGTATTACTCCAGTCACCGCCCGAGTTTTCAATCTTTTCGTTACTGAAATCACTTACTGATAAGTCGTTAGCTGATAGCGGACTAACTGTTGAAGTTGTTAAATTACCAAACAGATCTTCAACAATCAATGCTTCACCAACAACAAACTGTTTATTTGGATTTCTGTTAATTACTTGTATTTCATTATCTTGTGTTTTTTGTCTATTGTCATTGGTTGTACTTGAACCTTGTGGCCAAATAACTTCACCGTATGCACCGCTAGCCTGTCTAAGGATGTATCCTCTTTGTGTAGGAAGATTATTATTTGCACCATTTGTTGTAATTGTTGTAATCTTTAAAGGACTATAAACTAGTACAAAAACTTGTTCATCGTTATCAAGAACTTTTGCTTCTAAATCTTCTATATAGGCTGCTGTAGCAGATGTTACACCAGTAATTAGTTGTCCTATTCTCCAATCATCTGGGTTACCTGTATTTTGTTTAACATAAACTCTTCTATTACCAGTTAGAACAACAATATCATTTTTACCGTATTCTGATGCAAAGTCTATTTGATTAAGTTCAATATCTCTAAGTTCTTGAACCTCGTCATTTGCAAAAACACGTTTGTCAACGTATTGCTTATTGGTAGCGTCTAGATCATCTGAAGGATCGCCTAACTGTATTAGTCTACCACCCTGCATGTTCATTGTATGTACAGGAAGTCCTGCAACAATATCTGGAGTAAGTATTGGATTAAGTTGTGGTAAGAAACCGTCGCCTAGTTTTGCTAGTTTGACATTCATGTTTCTATCATAACCTAAACGTCTATCAATATATTGTTCTACAGCATAAGATGTTGGAACAGTACTATTATCAATTGGTGACATACCGTTATCACCTGTAAACTTACTAATTGTTTCACCATCTCTAAATCCAAGTCCGTCTAGACCAGAAATATTAATCTGCGCTGCAAATTTAACTGTACCTGTACCTTGGTCAACTTCAAAGAACTTACCAACTCTAAAGAAGCCGTCTTCGTCTGTTGACATAACAAACACACGACCCTTACCTTTTTCCCAGACTTGAGATTTTTCAGCTGTGTCTGCGTTAGTGTATGCTTCTGCTTTTGCTTCTGTTGCTTCACCAAATAGTATATTTGGATAGTTAGAAGTATTAAATCCGCCTGTACCAATGTTACTAAAGTCGTGTCCTGTAGCACGAGTTAATGAAATATTAACTGTAATACTTGAAGGTTCTCCGTCCTGTACACCTATACTTAGAACAAGTTGTTGATTTTGTCCGCCTAGTCTTAAAGGTCTAGCAATACCACTTGTTGGTGGTGTAGGACTACTTTGAGAATTTTTGTCGCTAAGTGGAGTTGACTCTAATTCATAATATGGGAATCCTGTTAGTAGTGAACTTCCTGCTGGAACACCTTGGTAGTTTCCTTCACCATCGTGATATGCTTTAACAACATGAACTCTGTCTTTCCAACCAAAGATCATGTCTGCATTATTAAGTCTGCTTAGTGTGTCACTATCTGTAACAGGAGCAGTTATTGCAACTAAAGTATCACCTGCTGTACTACCAAATGTAGTACTTGAACTAATCCCAACAACTTCGCTAGGCGTTGCTGCTGATGCGCTGCCAGCTATGGTGATTACACCAGATGTAGTAAATGCTGTTCCGTTCCAGTCTTTAAGCCATAGTGTAGTTGTATTAGTTAGTGATTCTATAGCAACAGCACTTGCACTTCCTTGAGTAATAACATCGCCTTTAGTAACAGAAACTTGGGCATCTAGTACAAGTTTAACTTGTGTTTCAAATTTTGAGTAATCAACTGTTGATAAAATATACTTATAGTTGTCATCAAATGTTACAAGATTCCAACCTGAAGGTAAATCGTTATCATTAATTCCACCCCAGTCTGTAATATTTTGTTTGCTAAAGTCTAACGATCTATATACTTTTGATGATTCGTCGAGTACAACAGCAGTTGAAGGTCGGATGCTTGTATTTGGATCAATATTATCAAATATTAATTTAGCACGTTGTCTAATAACAACAGTTTCGCCACCGTATAACGGATATATTAATCCACCAGTTGTTGTACTTCCGCTTACATCGCTTGTTTGATTTGAGAAAGATATTTTCCAAACAGCACCGTTGCCGCCTTCTAACGGTAATCCGCTAGTGTCTCCACTTGAGTTTGTAGCTGTGACATTAACGCCGTCTGTATACACAGTAGTATCTTGTCCAGTATATACATTTGTAATTTTAATTCTGTCAGAATTGTTAAAGAAATTAGTAGTACCATCTGGTTGTGATATGTATACTTGAGTACCACCAACAACATCGCCGTTACTGTCTTTTGTTTTTTGTGGTACTACAATAGTACCAACAGCACCTGTATTTTCTTGTGTTATAGTGTCACCATAATCTGCAATAACATAATCATCTAGTGTAAGAATAATTTGGTTAACTGCTGGAATACCTTCCTCAATAAATGCTGAAACAACATTAACAACTTCAAACTTTCTTAAATCAGTACCTTCTTCGTCTGCAGGGTAAATATCACCATTAGTGCTTAATGTTCCAGATAAACTTGCAGCAGAAGATAAAGCCTCATCACTGTAAAGAGTAAAGTTATTAACATCAACAACACTAATATACCAATCACTGTTTAACCCAGTAACACCTACACTATCTGAAATAGTAACTTTCTGTCCAGTTTCCCAGCCGTGTCCTATTAAGTTAATACTATTAGGAGCAGTAAATCCGTCTATTTCTTGTTTTTCGGTAAAGATAATATCTATCTCACCTTCTGGAATAGGAGTAAAGTCTGTGTCATACACAAACACATAATTTTGATTTGCATCAGCTGATGCTTGAATGGTTGGGTTCACATAAACTTTAGCAGTCTGTACAGTGTTATATGCTAGTTGTCCTGATTGTGGAACTTCGTTAGGGTCACTACCTGCTGCAACAAGACCAAAGTTACCATATGCGTTAGAACCGCCTACTGATCTAATTTCAGAACCATTATTTGCGTAATAAGCAGCATGACAGTAGTATGTAAACATACCGACCATCTCTGACAAACCAGTGTTAGTTACAAGTAAGCCGTAACCTAGGTCGTTAATTTGTGTAAAGTCGTTTCCTAACTGTGATCTGTTACCAGCTGTTTGTAGTACAGTTGGATAGTTTTCTATCTGACCATATGTATATTGTTTGTCACCATTACTATCGTAGTAAGAACCTAATACCGGACCTTGCCATCCTGTCACAAGTCCATTACTGTCTGTAACACCAGAGTTGGCATCTAGGATAAGTTCACAAGTACCTGCATCAATGTCGTGGTTAACTATTGAGTTAACTTGATAACGTATGCCATTTACATAGAACGGAGCAGGAAGCTCAGGTCTTCTAACAAATAAACCGTGTCCTACGCCTACACCATTGACTGTAACTTGTGATCGTTTACTTCTTGCAAACAATCTAAATGCATTACCATTCTTTTGACCAACAATTTCAATTGGCATGTTACCGTTAAATCCGTCAACAAACATACCACCTCTAAATGCTTGTTTGTTAGCAGATTGTGCAAATGAAGAACCTGTCTGAATATATGGAGATTTAGTTAGAATCTGTCCAGCAGGGTCAAGCACAGTCATAAATCCACCGTGTCCTTGAACAGTACAGTTACGTATAATAGTAGCATCGTTCATTAAGAACACATCCATGTCTTTGTTGTTTAATGCAGGATTATATTCTGCATTGAATGCATATACAATGGTAGAAATTAAATCATTAACAACACCGGCTGCACCAGCTTCTGCTGTTGGTAAATTAGTTTTCCAAGTTGTTATAACTGTACCTGTTGGTTCTTGTATACCTGCTATGCTTAACAAGTCTGCACAAACAGTAGCAATTCTATTAATTGCTTGAGATGTAATTTCTTCTTGTCCTACTTCAACGGCGTTTTCGTAGTACTTTCCTTGCACTTCCATTGATTGGTCATTTCGACCTTTTACTAAGTCGTATGCAAGTGCATCTACAATGTATCCAATATCTCTTTTACATTTTGTAGTAAATGTAAACTTACCTACACTAACACTATCTGGAACACCAGCAGCACCATGTGCTCCTGATACACTACCAGAAATTGTATCAGCAGTATTAAATGCTCTAGTAGGTGATACAAGAATAACTGTAGTTTGTCCGGCAGCAGTAACAGGATCTTCTTTAACAATACCAGAAGCACCATCACCGCCTAATTGAGTCATTGTTTCACCTTTAACTGCGGCAACAGTTCCTGTGAATACTATAGTAGTTTGTGCCCAAGTACCAAATCCTGCTGTCTGAGCAGCAGTTGCTTGGATATCCATCCAGTCATAAATTTCTTCTTGTATGTTTGCTTTGTTTTGTGTTAAAATTTCAGCAGCATTTTCTCTGCCGCCTCTATTAGTAACAGACACTAAAGAATTATTGTTTACAGGCTTTGTAGGATCTTTAGCATAATGCCATCCCATATCAAAATCACGAGTGTTAACAGTGTTAACAGAATTAATAGTTAGTCCAGCTTGTACAACACCATTTAAACTAAATGGGTCTGTATTTACAAACTGTCCACTTGCTGGGAAGTTTGCACCTGCTGGGTTATAGCCGTCAAAATATGTTACAGGTACTGATGTAGCATTAACAACATCTTCTAGTATTGTTGCTTTTTTATTTGTGTTACTATTAATAAATGTAATAGTTCTGTCAACAATATTTACATTAGCATCTGCACTTTGAAGATTTGTGTCAATATCTGCTTTGGCATCTCTATATGCTTGTGGAATGTTTGTTCCATTTAAACTAGCTGATGGCAATGTTGCTGCTGCTGGCACAGTTTGTGTAGCAATAGCATTTTGTATAATATTAAGAAGTGTTTGTGCTTCAGACTCTTCAGTTACTGATGCATTTGCACCACTGGTTACCTGATCATTGATACCGTCTGAGTTATCATTACCTGTTGCGCCAGTTAAAGTTACGCCAGTAAGTACTTCGCCTACAATGTTTTTGAAGTGTGTTATTGCAGTTTGGATAACAGTTGCAAATGTAGCATTAATATTTAAAGATGTATCTGTAAAATACAATCTTGCTAAAGTTGTTGAAGCATCATTACCGCCATAAAGTATATCATATGTTAATGCATCTATCCAACGATAAATGTGTACACCTAAAAGATTTTCAACTGTTTGATTATATCCTGCTGGTGGAGATGTATCATTTTCAACGTGTGCTAATATATCATCTCTTAAAAATGGTTTGTTGTTTTGTAATTTGTCACGTGCAGCAACTTTATTAGAATCAACGCCAGTCCAATCCGGAAATACAATAGTTTCTGTTACATCAGCAATGTATCCAGGTAAAGGAATACCGTTACCGTCTAAACTACCTACAGTGTTTGTATCTACATTACCATTTTCAATAATATCTAAAACAGTTTCAAAGTATTCCGTTGCTCGTTCAACCATTGTAGAGTTGTCTGCTACGTCATCTAATAATTTTACTAAGTTACCTGCAAATCCAACTGCTGCAAGTTCTTGTGCTAATTGACTATTTTGTACAACGGCACCACTTGGATACTGATATGCAAGACCGTTTATAACTTGATTATAGTTTGTTCCTAGCACTAAGTCAAACCCAGCACCAGTAAGAATATATTCTAAGTCTCTTTCACATTTGGCTTGATCATATGTAAAAGTACTTGTTTGTGTAATTACATCGCCTTTGTATGCAGTTAGTGTTCCACCTGTAATTGTTAGTACTGCTTCATCTTGGAAAGTAACAGTATTATTGTGAAGTGTTAGTCCATCAAAGTATTTGTCGCGATAGAAATAAGTGTTTGCCCATTTAGATTGTGATACACGATTCTTTGGACGTATAATTGCACGTCTCATCTCGTCGCCAACAATAGATACCTGAGACGAAACTTTAATTGGATAATCTTCTTCGTAGATTCCTGATTCAACCATAATGGTAATTTGTTTAGTACTAACTCTGTTACCAAATTCTAAAGTATCACCTAATGCATCTGCAACTTCAACTCCTTGAATATCACGTCCTGCACCTTCTACTAAAAACTCAAATGGTTCTTCTAATATAAGTTCTAGCTCGTCTACATTATTAGCATTGTTAATATCGTTGCTGTAACTAACAATACGACCAATAGCACCACTTCTTGTACCAACTACAACTTTTCCTGGAATTAAATCAATGTTTCCGCTTTGTCCTTGCCATACAGCATCTGCACTACCGTTATCAAATTGAATAACATACGGAGCACCTTCGCGTAATGTAGGAGCACCGTCAAGACCATCTCTAATAATACTAGTAACAACATTGAACTTTGCTTCAAACACATCTATTGCTGCACTTGGTGCATTAGCTGCTGCACTTGGTGCAGCCGGATCAAAGTACTGAACGTAGTCAACGTTTCTTACAGTTGGCCAAGTAGTATTAACAAGTATATAATCTCTAAGTAATTCTAGTGCAAAGTTAATAATAGCAACAGTTTGTTCTTCTTGTGTTGTAACAGCAAGTCTACCGCTAGAGTTACTGTAGTATCTTAAACCTGCATTTCTTGATAGTTTGTTAGCAGTAGGACTAGACTGTGTATCTAGTTTTGCTGCATCAATAATATAGCCTAAGTCTCTAGCACATATTGCTTCATTGTATGCAAAGTTTTTCCAAATATAGTCTGGATCAGCTTCTGTAAGTGTTAGATCTGCTGTAGCAGTTTCAATTTTATAAGAAGCATAAGCGATAGCTTCTGCAATAACAAAGTCTTTGTTTTGTACAATAAGTGATTGTAATTTTTCTGTACTTGCACCGTAATCTGCTCTTTCGCCTTGTTTAAATTCTGCTGAACGAACTTTTGAAGGTGTTAAGTTTTGTGCATCAGTACCGTATTCGATTACCTGCATGTATGGACCAGGTTCAACTGGACTTGCTTCTACAATTTCTTCTGCTCTACGTGCCGCCGCATTAACAGTACGATATGCATATGCTAGTGAACGACCTTCTTTACCTGGAGGTGTACTTGCTTGAGTATCGTCACCTGTTGTGCTAACAAACAAGTTAATGTTAGATGCAAAACTTGTATTGTCTACATAGAATTTTGTAGCAGCCTGTAAATCTTCAATGCCGTTCGGAGTACCTATGCCTGCAAGTTCGCCTGGATGATCTTCTAGATACAAAGTACCTTCCATTTGATCGCCTTGTCTGCGAACAGCACTTTGGCGTGGTATTGCTTCATTAGCAAGATAATCGCCAGTTAAATCATTTGGTTGATAATAATAATCTGTTAGTGTTTGTGTTCCGTTGCCGCCTGCAACATTTATTCTGTTAACTCCTGCTTCCGCATCAGCCTTAGAAGAATATAAACCTAATTGGGTATCATTAATAACTCTGATATAAAATAATGACTCAGGAAATTCTGCAACATCATTTAGATCTGCTTGTGTTGCTTGGTCAACTGCACTTGTTCCTGTAGTAGCATATACAAATGATGCACCATTAGCAGAACTGTCTAATCCATGTCCTTCTCCACTAATTAATACTCCGTTAACATATCTATCATTAATAACAGCATTACCTGCATTGTATCCTGCAACAGTATATGAATAATCTTCTGTAAAGATTTCATCTTCTGTGCGTACACGTAATTGAGATCCTGTTCCGCTACCAGAAGATTTTAAATAATTCTCGTCTGCATAACCTTTTGTAATTAAAACATCTTCAAGTGTGTAACCGTCGTCTTCTGCTTTTTGTTTCCAAGTTGCTGATGGAGCAGGGTTGTAGGCAATATAGTTCCCTGCCATGTCTAGGTTTCCGCCTAGTGTTGGATTTCCGTCGCTCTTTAAATCACTTTTGTTATTTTTAATAACAATAACTGGCCTACCATCGTCGTCAACTCTGCTAACATCAAATATAATACTGTCATCTATGTTTGGATCAACAAAACTATCACTAACTAATCTAAAAAATTCTAATTGACTACCTTGTGTATCATTGTTAATACCTGCTAGTACCGGAGCCGAGTCTGTACTTGGAAAGTTTTGAAAGGAATCAACTGCAATATCGCCTAAGTCTGTTAGTGATATCTGTCCACCTTCACCAAATACAGCATATAGTTCGTTAAAGTTTTCGTTCGTTTTACGAAACGATTCTCTAATACTATCGCCAGTGCCGTCGTTACCTTCAACGCCAATATTAATGTCTTGTTTTGCCATTTTATGTGAGCTCCGTTATCTTAGCATTTTGTTCGACTTTATCTAAGTCAAAGTTTACACTTACTCCACAACCACAACTGCTTTGAGCATTTGGATTGTTAATTACAAATTGTGTTTGGAATACATCTGTTACATAGTCAATTTCGCAACCAAATAAGTACATTAAACTAGTTGCATCTATTACTAAATTGCCATTGCCACAGTTAATAATTTCATCGTTTACACCAACATCTTCTTTTTGAATCATAGTCCATTCGTATTCAAAACCAGCACAACCACCACCTTTCATACCTAAATGAACTCCAAATGCATCTTTGCATAATTCGTTAATTTTACTTTTAGCAGTAGGTGTTAGGTTAATAGCAAACAATGTGTACTCCTTGTCGTAGTATTTATTTCTTTATTTTATAATCTTAATGTAAATACTTATATGTTCATTCGAGAATACAAGCTAAAGAAGATGTACGAACGTCCAAGTAAATGCGGCAAACTGCATACATATTACAGAGATGTTACTATGATTGTAATGCGTTGTGATAATTGTAATGCTGAATTTGAGCGTTCAAGAGGAAGTATGGATCCTAAACGTATATCAAACAACTATTTTCATGTGTGTAGTAATTGTGATAGCAAGAAATTTGCACAAAAAACAGGCATAACCCGTAAAAAGATATGGGATATGCCTGCTAGTTCTGATTTAGATATTAGTAAACTTTAGTCTTCTTTTTTCCAAAGTGTCCATGCACCGTATGCAATAGCACCGTATGCAACTAGACTAGCAATTGGTTTAAAAATAAGGAATGCAATACCTGCACCGATCAATACTGCACCGTCTAATGAAGTACGCTCTCCTAGTCTTTCTATAATCCATTTTTTCATAATATTCTCCTATTATTTTTTATAACCGTCAGCTGTAATATTGGCTTGGGCTTTCATTGATTTCAAACTTAGGGCTTCAAATCTTACAGGCTTTTTTACAGGAGCATCGATAAATTTATTACCATTGTCTACTCTCACGCCTACCACTCTATCGAGTGTTAATGAACCTTTATTAAAAACTGGTGAAACTTTTCTTTGTGCCATTTTTGTATCTCCTGTTAAACTATTTATGTAAATAATTGTTCCTATAGGAGGAAAATTATGTTTAATTGGTTAAAGAAAATTTTAGGAATTGGACCTTCAGTGCCAGCAGCTATAGAAGCAGCTATACCGGAACCAGAAGAGAAACCTGCTCCTAAAGCAGTAAAGAAAACAACCACAAAAAAGCCAGCAACAAAAAAGTCTGGCAAAGCAGACCTAAGCGGTATGTCAAAGAATGAATTACTTGCTCATGCTAAGGCAAACGGTGTAAAAGCTAATGCTAGTATGAATAAGGCTGCTATTTTAAAAGCAATTAAGAACGGCTAAGTTTAGCACTTAACTGATCAATTGCAGTTTCACAGCGAGTGAGCTTGCGTTCTAAAACGTTTATAGCTGCTCGCTGTTTTCTTGACTGTTCTTCTAAAGAACGAACATATGCTAAGGTTGGAAGTTCTTGTTGAGCACCGTCTTCGCCAAGCATAACAATCGTATCTACACCCTGTGCTTTTAATCCGCCAGTAATTCTATTTGGATTTTTATCAGTAGAGGGCGCAGTGTTCTTGGATTGACGACCGTACATCTTGTTCAAATAGCTCATAATCTTCCTTTGCTTTCTTATATTTATACAAGTCAATGCTTGCTAAATTCTTACACTTAGACTCTACCATAATGTCTGCATAGTCGTTAAACTCTAATGCCCAGTCATTAACAGCATTGTTCCACATCATATCAGAGTGGGCACGTAGTTTTTGTTTCTTAAAGCCATTCATAAGCAAGAACTCCATGTCAGGTAGTTCGTTGTCAGGCCATTCTGCAAGTAAATCTTCTTTGCTTACGCTGTAATGTATAACAGGACGCACACCACGCCATGATTCAATTACACGATCAAATCTACGGTCGGTTGGTAGAATGTATTCTCCTGTACGCACCCAGTGATGGTGTATGTCAAGAACGAGGGCAACGTGCTTTTCAAGTTCGAGGCTTGCGTCGAGTCCCCACGACATTTCGTCGTTTTCGATCGTGATGGTGTTTCTTGCTTCGGGCGATAGTCTTGGTAGGACGTCGATGATGCCTTGTGGACCTTTTCGACCCGATATGTGTACATTGCATTTAAAGTCTTGAAATGTCTGTCCGTATCCCATCCAGCGTATGACATCCACATGATACTCAAACTCCTCTATACTTCTATTTACTATATCATCACTGTCACTTGCCAAGACAGTAAACTGCCCAGGATGCATACTAAGCCGGACGCCATTACTTTTGGCGAGGGTTCCGACCCGTGCCAAATGCTTTTCACAATATGCGACCACATCAGGACGTTTCCAAAAATAGCACCAATCAGGCTGAGTGTATACAGGGAGGACATCAGAGCCCAGTCGAACCATTCGTAACTCATTAGGTAAATCTCCTACGTATTCAATAAGGTTGTAAAACGACTGAATATTATGTACCATGATGTCCCACAGTCGTTGTTCTGCAACATCACGAGTTTGTCTATTGAGCCAAGCAACTGTAGTTGACTTGGTATTCAACGGACGTTGAATTTCCTCTAATAATTTTTTCTTTTGCTTTTGATCTGGATGCATGTACTTACATGCAAAGCCTATGCGTTTAGTAGTCATATGCTAGCCTAATATCTGTTAATTTAATATTCATTATACTATCTTTATTTCCAGTTGTCAATAACCCATTTGTCCTCTACTAATGCTGGATTTGGATCTCCGTGAAAAACACAAACACAACATTCTACCCTTGGTTTGGCATCATTTTCTACTATCTCAAACTTACGATTTCCACGCATAGTACCGGGCTTAAATGTTCTAGATTTTCTTACTTCCCATTTCCAACTTTGTATCCAACTATCTGGATACATCATTGCTTGTGTTCCTCGTGTTGCTTCAAACAACCAATCTTGATCACCGTGTAATCTTTTTTGTATGTTTATTTTATCTTTGTCAAATCCTGTCCATACATGGTCTAACTGTCCTACATTAAATCTAACAACACTTGAATTGTACCTATTCCATTTAGGACGCATCACTCGGGTGAAATCTCTAATAGTACACCAATGCCCTGGACTATATGTAAAAAGTTTATCTATGTTTCCAGACAATACAACATCAAGATCCATATATAAAACTGTTCCTTTTAATGGCAAGTTTTTTGAGAACATATATGGTTTACACCACCATCCTTGCAATCCGCCTGGCAATGATATAATTTTAACATTTGGATTAATACCGGTTCTATCTTCGGTTAAACAAACAAACTCGTAGTCTATTGTACAGTTTCGTTCAACCATGTTATAGAGTTTGTTTACATAATCTGCAGAATACTTTGTACCATGCTTTAAGCATAGCACATAGTATTTGTCTTTTATTAATGGATTGGCGTTATAGGGAATATCGTACAAGCCAAGCTCTTGATCTAGTTTTGTTAGTTTTTCAAGAGCTTTGCGTTGTTTACGTTTTTCTTTAGTTTCGCCTTCATGATACTTCTTAACCAAATCATGCCTCGTAGATAGCTGAGTTTGCTCCGTGTTCTGCACATTCTACTTTTACGCAATAACAGCGATTATCTGTTGCTTCGCGTATTAGTTTGTCTGCAAAATTAAATGCGTGTTCTGCAAATTTTTCTGCACCAACGCCATCGAAGATACGTAGTTCTGCTAAACCTAGTGCTTCTAGTTTTTGTAATTCTTCTAAAAAAGGATCTGCTTTATCTACTGCTACTTTATGATCAAATGAATCTTCTAACCAAGCCTTCAAAGGTTTTAGTCCTCCAAAGTCTACTGCCCAGTTTTTATTGTCTAAATGATCGCAACCAAAAGTAAATGTAAATGCTAAACTGTAACCGTGTAGCAGATGACAGTGTGAATGATCTGCGTTAGGTTGACGGAACACTGCTGATAGTCCAATATTGTGTCCGTAATGTTTTGTTGAATAATGTTTTGCCATATGTTTTCTCCTGTATATATGGCGGCAGAATTAGAAGGGTTGACGCCAAGTCCTATTTAATATTAATTATTATACGATATATTACTTATCGTGTCAACCTTTACATTTGAATAATTCCAGGCTTTTGGCAGTTCCCATTCATCGTCCTGATATATAGTGAATTTAATTTTTGGAAAACAACTAAAAACCATACCTATTTGATGTATCCAGTAACGCGGATCGACTGCTTTTTTATCTGTATCGTCATAGTTAGGAGTACCTTTATATATGTTATTAACTGTTTTAGTTTTGCTATGTAAATCAAAACCAATTAGATTAACGTATTTTTCTTTTGCAAATAATGCTGCAACAAGAACAGCATAAGGTCCACTTCCCCATTGAAAAGGTTCGTCCCAACGTTGATCACCTTTATATGGCAACGGCGGAACTTGCCTAACTCCTATATTTTTAAATCTTGGATACCAGTCTGGTCGTGTATACACTAAGGTATTATTTAAATTTACTTTTGCATTTAGTGCTTCTTGCACCATACGTTTATCAACACATATTAAATAGTCGGTGTAATAGTCTCGATATAAAGCATTGCAACCAGACTTAGGGCCGTCTAGTTTGCCTATGTCAATTGTTGATCGGCTCTCGCCATTGCCTATCGCCCACATCTTTTCTAATCTCTTTTAGTTCATCTTTAAGTGTATCAAAGTTCTCTTCTGTTCGTTTGGCACATTGTACCATATACACTATTTTACTTATCGCCCACCACCACCAGAATACACTGGTTGCGATAAAAATGACTACAATAGATACTGATGTGATATTGATTAGTGATTTAAAACCTAATAATATTTCGCCTATGATGATGGCTAGTGCGACAAATGGTGCTGTCCACGCCGCATATTTCCACCAACGTGCCTGTTGTTCTGTTTTGTTCATTGATGCTCCCTCTCTGAGTATCATTACTCAGCATAATTATTTATTAGAGGGTGGTTAAGAATTAAATATTGATATTATGAGCTGATAGAACCAAAAGTTTTCCAAACACCTGGAGAACCTTCTTTAACACAGATCCATCCTACATGTCCAGTTGGTTTAGGCTCGCTATTCCAAACAATGTCGCCCAGTCTATAAGAACCGTTAGTTGGAGCACTAGAGCCAACTTCGAAACGTTTACCTTCAAAACTTACAGGTCCAGCAGTTTCTATATCTGCTGTAGGGTTGTTAACATTAACACCTAGTTTACCTTTTACGTTTGTCTTGCTTTCGCTGTCTGCACCTATAGTTATCTTACCTGTAGATGATATACTAATACGAACAGCATTATCAGTAATTACATTTAAATCAGCAGTTGTATATGTACCTAGTGTAGCAGTTTTTCCTTCGGTATCTATAATAAACTCTGCATCATCTTGTACTATACCAAATGTACCGTTAGGAGTTTCAGTACCAATACCAAAACGCATATAGTCGCCGTTCCAGAATACATACTGATCAATGTTCATGTTGCCTTCCATAGCAACATTTTGTAATACACCTACTTGTGTTAGACTACTTCTTGTAACAGTTGGACCTAGTTCGTCCATGCTTAGAACACTAACTTGATCTATTGCATAGTGTTGATCTCTTTGTAAGTCAATAGACTCTGAAGACCAAATTCTGTCCGGACCGCTTCTTAATACAAATTGTTTTGTAGGACCATCGACACGCCAAATCATACCTTTTTGATATACAGTATCAGCGCCATTAGAAACAAACTCTAATGGACTAGAACGTTCTATACGAACATCTGCTGTAAGTTCGTCAACATGTAGTTTACTAACAGTTAAATCACCTTGTACAGTTAGATTTCCTGTAACAGTTGTATCGCCAACAATATTTTCAACATCAATATTATCAGTTAATATGCCGTTTTCGTCTACAACAACAACTAATCTTGTGCTATCATCTCTAATTCCCTGACTTTGGAATCTAGTAATTGTACCTCCGTCGATAACATCGCCAGACAGGCTTCTGTTACCTATTACAGGTGCAGTAGGTTCAGCTCTTGAAAGCTGGAATATAGCATCGCCTAAATCGTTTAGACCTTGGCGAATTCTGCTGATTTCTTGATCGGATACATTGCTCATGTAAGTATTTATCAGTTTACTTTAAGAAGCACTGTATCAGGATTACAACGTCCGTTTAGTTTTGTATCTGTAGTTTTTATATCATCTAAGAACTTGCGTAGAGCAACTTTACCTGCGGCTTTGAACTCTTTTAGTTGTTCTTCTGGCTTACGCAGAGTCTTTTGAATACTTTCTTTTTCGTCAAACCCGATAATAGTTGTACCTTTTACACTAAGTCCTGTTCCATCTCTTGCAAGTCCTTTTGGATCTACGTTTGAAGCAACATATTTTCCTAGTTTACGTGTCTTACTGTTAAACACCCACAGCTCATTAGCACCTACAATAAGTGTAGGATCAATGCTTGCAAGTGAATATTTGTCATCTGCTTTGTTAAACTTCAACTTCTCTACAATTTTACTTGCAGAACGTTGTTTAGGCTTACGTGGCTTACGTGTTGCTTTGGCTTGCTCAATAATAAAGTCTAGTTCTGAGTTAACAGTTTCAATTGCTTTGCGGTATTTTGCAATCTCAGATTTATTTCTATGTGAATATCCTTCTTTGAGTTGTTCCCACATATCAGCTTCGTGTTCGTCCATTTTAGCCAACTGTCCTTTTGTTGGCATTCTTTCTAGGTCGTCAAAGTCTACTAGTTCCATTTCCCAGAAAGATTTCATCTTGCGAGCGTGTGCTTGACTGGGCTGAATCTTTTTTAAGTATGCTTTAAAATCAAAACCTTTAGGGTCAAATGACTTTGGGTCAACTATCCAACCTTCTAACCATTCGTCAATGGGCTCTGCCATTTCGTTTGCTTGATCGCGAATACGTTCTTGAATTGTAGGAACATAGACATTTGCTTTTGCTTTTTCTTCCTCTTTCTTTTCTACTACTACTTTAGAACCTTTTTCAATATATTCTGCAATTTTATTTTTTAACCAACTGCTAGGACCTTTTTTCTCCCCCATTGTACCAGGAAGACTTTGCCAATATTCATCTTCTCTCTTTACATAGTCGGGAGCACCGTCTAAAAAGGAAACAGCAACAGTTGCACAAGTTACACTAAGATACGCACTAGGAACCGCTTTTACGTGTTTGATTTGTTCTTTGGTGTATTCACCGCTTTGTTCCATCCATTTAAAAATATATGGATATAAGTCTGTAGGTTTGTAATTTTCGTAGTAGAAGGATCTTACATGTTCTCTATGACGATGGATCTGTTCGCCAGTCCATTCTTCCCAACCATTCCAGCTCGGTGCGGCAAGTTTTGCTCCACGTTTGACACGAGGCGCGGCTCTAGTTTTCTTTTTACGGGTTGTCTTGGGAAGTGCCATGTCATAAATCTCCTAACGTTCAAGTTTTAGTATTATATATGTCTTATCGAAAAAAGTCAACTATTTTTGAGTGCGTATAGGGTTGCATACTTACCTTCGAGTATACCAGTAATGGTAACTTTGTAACCATAAGAATAGTCATCGGGATATATATTATACCTTACGTCTTCAGCGTGATCCATACACCATTTACCTTCATTAGTTTGTTGCCAACGCCATATTGGTTCTGCACAATATAGTTCAGGATCTTCTACATCGCCCATTTGAAATGATGTCAGAATGTACTTAGCCTTCATTTTCTAAATCCCAAATACATATATTTGGTTTAGATTTTTTCGCCAGTTTCAAATCCGCGGAAGGTTTTAAATCTTGGAAAGCGAAGCGAATAAGTACCGTCTT